TTATCGTTCTGGAACAACTCAAGGTTCTCCTGTAGATACTTCTTGGTATTCTGGTGAAAGGCATAAGTATCATCAGGGTTCATCTTGCGATACTTTGGAGTGATACGAATGGTCTTATAATCATTCAGGCACTGGGCTGCCTCCATCATTTCCAAAGCATTTCCATTACGAAAGTCAGTCCAGAGTGTTCCCCCTATGAAAATCCAATCGTCAATTCTAACGAAATCGTTTTCAAATAGGTGAATACCTTTGGGCAGGTTCTCTTTAAGAACATCCCAAGTTCCTTCGTAATTATATCCGTATGCTTCGTGATTTCCCGTAACATACAATACTTGGTCAAAGTTGTTGGCACACTTCGTTAGAAAGTCCTGATAGACCTTGCGGAGGGCACCATCTTTCTTGAAATGACGAGCACAGAGAATATCCCCACCCAGAATGAGAACATCACCTTCTCCCAAGTCAGGAACTCCGTGCCCCTGTTCGCAACATTCAAGATGTAGGTCTGATACTACTTTGACTTTCATTAGAAATCACCTTAAAATTCATTAAATCTAAAATTGTTTTTTTAAATATTCCCAACGGGAAATGTTTGAATTGTAGTATGCATTAATGGCATTAGTTGCTGCAATGTCTCCCTCAGAATCAGAGAATCCATACATTTTGTATGTTTCAAGAAAGTCGTAAATTCTTTCCTGGGCAATCACTGGATGATGAGTTGTCATTAAAATCTCAGTAATTCCAATATTTACATCAGAAATAATAGAATCTGGTGTGAATGAGAAGCATTCCCATTCTTCACGGGTCACTTCAACTTTTGATGCTTGAATAATCATTAGTTTTCTCCACTTTATGATAAGTTTTTTTATTGATCATCTTGCATTGATAAAATTACTTTTTCAAGATGAAAAATCCTTTCTTCAAGTTTACCTAAGGCCCATACTAGGTGATTTAAATCAACACCATCATTTCCCCTAACAAACTGAAACATCTTTTTACACTTTTCTTCATCAGGATTAATATCGTACATGATCAATCTACTCAATTTTATTTGAAACTAGAGACTCTACATCATAATTTGTGATAAGAAGTTCTTTTTTCACATTATCTTTTGTACCTTTGTCTCCACGGTGAACCATAGAATAACGGAGATCCCACTCTCTTTGATTATATTCTTTATACCTTTCAACAATCCAATCATTGATGTTGTATGTAATCATAAACCTATGTTGACAGTTATCTACATCATTTGCAAATCTTTCATGAGAGAAAGTTGAATGCAATTTTCTTCCTGTACCATAGAGAAAATCTTTAATATCATAAGGGGGATCAAGAAAGACAAACACATCTTCCCCTGGAGCATTCATTACTTCTTCATAATCCAGATTTGTAATTTTCCAAGAAGAAATGATATGAGAATATCGAATTAATTTTTCGATACCAACTAAAGAAAAATTAGATCTTGATGCTTGAACTGAGAATGTTGAATTCTCTGTAAGTCCAGAATAAGAACATTTATTCATCACAAAGAATGCAACTGCTTGCTCTAGTGGTTCCAAATCACCAATTGTTTGAGCATAAGTATTAAACAGTTCTTTATGGGCATTGTCATCTTTATCTATGGACATTTTAATGCCATACAACCTTTCCGCAAGGTCTTGCCCATTATCACGAAGTTGAATCCAAAAATTATAAAGATAGAAATACTTATCATTTACCCACACTGGAATTTGCGGGTAATTTTGGGAGAACATGAGGGCAATACTCCCACCACCAATAAATGGTTCTCTGTACTCTTTTACGTCTGAAGGGAACCATGGAGCAAGAGTTTTAAGTGCTTTACTCTTTCCTCCAGGATAACGCAAACAAGTTTTCAGTGGATACTGTTTCATCATTACCTTTGTTTACTCAATAATTATAACATAAAAAAGGTGCCCTGTGGGGCACCTGTGTGACACTTTTTAATGCGTCACACTAGTTGTTTTCTTTTTTGCTTTTTATTCTACCAAGAATAGATGTTACTTTTGTTTCTTTAACTTCTACTTTTTCTTCAACAATTGGTTCTACTGGTGTTGCTACTGCTTTTGGTTCTTGAAATAAATCTGTGAATCTTGACATAGTTCTTTCTTTGTTTTTTAGATATTTAGTCAATCTTCATAAATTCTACACTCTAAAGCATCTGGATTGGAATCACAATAAAGTTCAAGTGGAGTTGGATCATGTGAATCTTCAGGATGTCTTTCTTTATATTTTTCAAGAGAGTCAAGCTCTTCCTCAACGTGTCGTCTTGCTTGAGGTGAAGTTGTTGGATCTTCAAGGATACTTTTATCCTTTTGAATGTGTTGGTCGATGCTATCCATCTTTGTATCAATATTATATACTATTTAGAATTTAAGTCACTTTTTGAGTGTAGTTCCAGTAAAGAACGTACAAATAATTCTGTAAATCGTTCTTGTTTTTCTGGTATAACTGAAGCTGGGTATTCATTTATTGCAGACTTGAGTGCCTGCATTTCTTCACGTTCTTCTTGTGTGAGATCCATTTCCATTTGCGTATGTCAGCAAATCCTAACATTATGTATGCTAAAAGTGTTGTTTTTTAATATTCTCTTTAGGGTTCAGTAATAGTTCTTAATGAGATTGTTTTTTTACAGATTTGTCAGTTTGTTCTGAATCAACTCCCGTTAAAACGTGCATATACTCCCAAGAAAAAATACTGACAAAAGAAGAAATTGTGGCAATTAAAACATAACTAATAACTTTTTTCATATTATCAATGTTTATGACAAACGTTTTCGTGACAATGGACAGTATTAGAACTTATATGAAACTTCCCATGATAAATTCCAAATCCAATCATGGAAAGAAAAGCTGGGACAAAAATAGCAGCTGCTAATTGTGCCATTCTATCATTTGATAAAAAAGATTTGATGCTGTTCATAATTTATGTGTTACTTATATTAACAATTTTTATTTAGTCTTCATCAGAAATAAAAAAGTTTTCCCACGTACCTGAATCACCTTTTTTGCGATTCTCAAGTTTATCTAGCAAATCATCAGTGCTAATAACAGCATCAATTTTATGAATTAAATCTGCGATGCACGAAACAACAACAGATCTTTCCCCTCTTGCAGCAAATGCCAAAGCATTTCTTAGATTTGCTTCTGCTTCTCTTAAACTATCTTCAACTTGTTGTCCCAGTGCCATCGGGTTCCTCCTCAAATAACATACAACCAATACAACTTTGTAATTCTACCATATCTTCCTTAGAAAGTCCATCTAAGGTAATGGCATGTTTTTCAAAGGCAATGGTGAGAGAATACTCACCATCACCCATACTACCACAGGTTTGGATAGTTCTCATTTTCCTTCTCCGTATACATAAAGGTCCTCTTCCTTTTCTGGTGGAACCCAAAAACCATCATCGGTCATACTATATCCAGCATCCACAGCTTCCTGATAGGTTAAAAGTTTATGACTTGCCTTATGATAGAACTTCTCTGCTTTATCAAGCAATTCATCAAAGTTATCTTCAACCACTTGATTTGAAGTGCTTTCAGTTACTTTGGGAGTTTCATCCCTTTTAATTGCCACAACAGTATTAGTCCAGGCATCCTTGAACTTAGTATCAAAATCTTGAAGATAAAACTCCAAGTATTCATTTGCGGCATACATTAATGCTTCTGCCTTATCCAGTTTATGACTTTCAAGTGCTTCAATTGCACTGTCAAGTATTTCACGGGCACTTGAAACTTTACAGGTAGTCATTTCAAGTTCATTCATCGTGTCCCATACTTTCTGATAATTAATTGCCATATTCCTCATCGTATGATTTACAAGCTTGTTCAATAATAATCTGAATTTCCTTAGAAGTCAAGTTATTTAACCAAGACCAATTAGGGTCATTCCTATCCCATTCTGCGGAATAAGAACCATCAGGATTTTGAATAATTCTAAGACTATCATTCTCTTGGTTTTGGTTTGTTACACTCATTACAGTAATAGCTAAATCCGTGTTTGAACGATTTTATCACCTGATAGTGGTTTTTGTCTAGGGGTTTCTCCTCCCCACAACGGGAGCAAATCCTACTTGTTGTCGTAATTGAGTTGCTCCCAATCTTTTCGTTCTTGTTTGCGAAGGGATTTAAGTTCCTTATAAAGTTCCTTGATTTGCTGGTAAGCATCTTCGGGGCTGATTTTATCTGCGATTTCAAGTCCCGCAATAAGACCAACTTTGTCCCCAAATCTTGCCAGTGCTCTTTCAAATTCAGTGAGACTTTCATACATTTTTAGTAATCCTACAGTGTTCTGCAAGTATATCTATGCGAGCATCTAATGAATTCTCAAGACGGTAGAGTTCATTTGTAGTAGAAATGTTTTCATCTTCTAACTTAAGAATTCTCTGCTCCAGTTCTTCAATTTTCTTGAACAATACATCAGTTGGAACCTCTTGAGTTCCCCACTTCTTTTGAAACCAGTTAGGGTCTTGGGTCATTTGATTACTCCAATTTCTCTCAGATAGGCATTATAACGCATAAAACCACCAACTCTCACGGGTCGTTCAAGACTATGGCAACACTCCTGATATGAGAGAAACTCATACCAAGGAGTTGTGGGGTCAAGTGTAGGAAACTCAGAGTTTTCCATCCACTGTTCCTTGATACGAAACATCATCTTTAAATCCCTCTTGAAGACCTTTCAGATAGAAACGGGTAGATTGAATGCAAGTTTCTTTATTCAGAGAAGTGATTAGTTTCTTACCCACTGTATCTTCAGAAACCCAAGTTCCCCATCGTTGCTGTTGGACATAGAAGCAGTCGTCAATTAGTTCCTTTTGCATTCTGATTTACAAGATTATAATAAGTTTCAAGTGCATTGGCAGATTCTACTGTTTCTTCCCATTCCCAGATAGTACCATCTTTCTGAGTATAAGTGCGTGTTGCCATAATTAATCCTCCTTTACTGATATTTTACAATTTTTTCTATTGAGTTTGTGTCTTGCAATATGTTTTTCCATATGATTAGCACATTGGAAGAAACATATTTTTTTATCTTTACCATCCATATACTCAAGACGATGTGAAAATCCAACATGAGGAAAAATTTCCTTTGTACTTAAGGATTTTGAATCATCGGCAGACTTAGTTGTTGGTTTTGTTGTCTTTGCTTTGGCCTTAGTTGTCTTGGGTTTTTCTGGTTTTGAAGAATCTGTTTTTTTAGGTCTAGGCATAAGACTCCTTGTATTTTTGGAAATCATCATTCCCAGTTACCAACACATCATACCTAAAAAAACACCACCCGTCAAGGGTGGTGTGCCAGTCTTTAAACTGTCATTTTTGTTTTATGATGCATTTAGTTCATTATACTTCCTTTCAAGTACTTCAATTTGTTTTG